CTGGAGAGAATGGTACTCCACATTATCAAGGGTATGTATATTTTAAGGAGGCTAAGTCGTTTAGTTCGATAAAGAAAAAAATTACGAGAGCTCATATAGAGGTCTCAAAAGGTTCTCCAATGGACAACATTGTATACTGTTCGAAGGATGGTAAGATTTTAGTACAAAAAGGTGATGTTCCAAAGCAGGGAGCACGTACAGATATACAACGAACAGTAGAGGAATTGAAGAATGGTGCAAATATGAGAGGTATAACTAACTTGGTAAATAATATGCAATGTGTCAAAATGGCCGAAGTATGGTTAAAGTATAATGAGGAACCTCGTCAATGGAAGCCTGAAGTAAGATGGTATTATGGTTCAACGGGATCAGGTAAAACGAGGTTGGCCAGAGAGTGGTTATCCGAAGACATCTATACATGTCTGGATAGTATAAAGTGGTTTGAAGGTTATGATAAGCATGAGAATGTGTTAATAGATGATTTTAGGAAAGATTATGCAAAATTCCACCAAATGTTAAAGTTGTTAGATAGATATGAGTATAAGGTGGAAACGAAAGGTGGATCCCGACAATTTTTAGCTAAAAAGATAGCAATAACGGCGCCGTATAGGCCAGAGCAAATGTATCAGATTAGAGAAGATGTACAACAGTTATTGCGTCGGATCGATGAGATAATACTTGTCGGTCAGGAAGTAGATATAGATAATAATTCTATCGGAGATGAAGTTGATTTAATCGATCCATAAATTTTTTTTCTGCGTATAATTTATAAAAAAAATTATGTTTCGTCGTCGTCGTCAAGTTGCGCGTATGGGTACTCGCGCTGTTAGAGGTGCTGCAAGAACTGTTGGTCGTGTTGCTACTGCAGCATATAGGGCAGCTAAGAAGTATAAGCCATCTACTGGTATGCGTATGACTGCTAAAGCTGCAGCTGCAGGTACTATTGGTAGAGTTGCGTATAAGCAAGGTCGTACAGCTTTGCGTTCTATTGGTATGACATATGTAGGAGGTAATGATTATTCTAAGCAGGTAGGACGTGTAGGTCGTAGGAAGAAACTTACAGTTCCGAGACTTAATAAATTGCTTCAAGCAGGTATGAGTACTCAAGTGTATCGATTTCAAAATATTACAAATTTTGATACTAATGTGGGTGCTTTTGCACTTGGTAATTGGTCGTTTGCTGACGGAGCTATTTTGTCTCCATATCATGTATATGATTTGACTAGTTTTAATAATCGTAGTACATATGCACCTGGTAGGTATATGGGTTGGTTGAATGCTACTGCTGCATCACCTATTGTTAGGTACACACTTCCAGGTCAGACACCAACTGGTGCAAATGATACATCAGGTGTATGGCAAATAGAACAGAAGGGTGGATTGAATCCTACTACTTCATTTCCAAATGCGACTAAATTTATTCATAATTGGACGGATGTTCGTATTCTTTTTTACGGAGCCAGAGTCCGTACTACACGTTTTGATGTTATGTTTCTTCGTGTGAAAGATGAATATGCTAATTTGTTTCAAGGAGCAGTATCAAATACTGAGCTGAGAGAGTTGTGTCAATATATTGAACGACCTAGTATTTATAGTCCTTTGCAGTCATTGACTGGTGCTAATATTTCTAAGAAGATTAGTATTGTAAAGAAGTTTACTTATTATATTAGTGCAGCTCAGACTACTGATGTTGATACATCTGTTGGTAAGACCAAGGAGGCTCGTATCTTTTTACGTCATGATAAGTTGTATAATACGGAGTATAAGCATTGGAATGAAGATGGAACTAATGTGCTTCCTCATGCACAGGAAGATGGTTTAGATTTTGATAGTGATGTTAATAATCATAATCATCCTTGGTTTAGTTCACAATTGTTTATGGTTGTTCGTGCTTTTGCACCACAACGTGTTGCAGGTAAGACAGTTTATCCTTCAGCAGCGGATGCTAATGTAGATCCGTCATATGATATTATTATTCGTAATAGTGTGAGTGTACCAGCATGATGAAAGGATTATGGTGTAAATTATGTGGTTTTATTTGCGCGTGTGTATGCGTCAAGGGATGAGTGAATAATTTTTATAGGCAGACGCCATCACGTCCGCAAGATTTGCACATTAGCGCGCTAGAATGCGTCAGGAGATAAGATAATGGGTATAACAAAAACTTTGCCTAAATGTGCCAAATCTTAATTTTTTTTGTGAGCCCTGGGCGCGACGAGCTTGCGAGCTCGCGTCCACGGTCCTGACGAACGAAAAAAACTTAACATTTGAGCCAAAAATGGCGAAAAATGTGAGAAGTTGAAGAAGTCGAGGTTTAGTATTACCCTCGACTTCTGTGTAAAAACTTCTGTGTAATTTTTTTCTAACTTAAAAGTAAGAATGTCAAGATCGAGAGCCTATTGTTTTACGATTAACAATCCATCGGAGGAAGATACCGATCAGGTTATGGCTTTATCGGAAGTGTCACAATTTATTGTTGTAGGTCAGGAGACTGGAGAGAATGGTACTCCACATTATCAAGGGTATGTATATTTTAAGGAGGCTAAGTCGTTTAGTTCGATAAAGAAAAAAATTACGAGAGCTCATATAGAGGTCTCAAAAGGTTCTCCAAT